TGGTGCGGCCACCGTGCGACGCGAACGCCTGCGAGAGTATGCGAGAAGGCGAATTGCAGTAGATCTGCAGTCTGGGATCGTACATCATGTCGAGCCGGACTTGCAAGGTCAGCCCCCGCAGGTTCAACGCCCGCAGGGGCTTTTCAGCGACAGTCAGTTTGAAATTGACCGTCACTTTAAAGTTGACCGTCAGTTTGAAAGTGACGTCTGCACACGCCTACCTACCACCTACCAGCCACCTACCTGCTACTCATCTTTACAACGACGTCCTTGTCTATCGCAATTCGCTGAGAAAAGTCTGCCCATCGCTCAAGTAGGACGCCACCTAGGGCGCCGCTAAACATCGTTGCTGTAGAGAGAACTTCGTCGTTTCAAGCCCCTGTTAGGCGCCACCTCCAAAATGCTCGATTTCGTCTAAGTTCGTCTAAATTCTCGTCTAAGTTCGTCTACGACTTCGTCACTGGCTGACGATCTTCACGACTGCATCTTTGTCTATCGCAGTCCGCTCAGAAAGCTCGACACCTCTTCGAACCAACTCCGTGCCTCTTTCGAGTAAGTCTGCGCATCGGGCAAGCTGCTCTCGCTCAGACTTGCAGGCAACTGCGGAGTTTGCGGACAATCTACGCTTGGCGGCTGCGGCTTCACCGCGCACCCGGTCAATGTCACCGTTAAGAGCGTCGACGAGAGACAAAGCCTCATCACGCGCCTGCCACGCCTCCACCAAAGATTGATATTGCACCCGTTCTTTCTCACGATACTTCGCCTCCAACGCCTGTGCGCGAGTCGCATAATCCTCGCGCAAGGCGGCAATGTCCGCACCGTAAAGCGCGGCAGAGTACCGATACCCAGCCGCGAATGCGACGCATAATGCAAGGGCGGTAGCCCAAACCTTCAGCTTCATCGCACATCTCCTACGCAAGTCGCGTACTCTTTCTCACGACGAGCTACGAGACCAGGCACCCGGCGACCGCCGGCATAAACCCAGCGCTTTATCTCTTCGCACGCCCCAGCGTAATCCCCGCCGTTGAGCTTGACCACGAGCGTCGATCGGCAGAATGCATCCGTGCCAATATTGAAGGCAAGGGACGTGTACGCATCGAGCTCGCCTTGCGAGAGCGGGACCCGCACGCATCGCGCAATGGCAGATTCCGCCACCGTAATGTCACGTCGAAGACGATCAAGCGCCTGCGGCACGGTAATCACGTCCCCCATCTTCACGCCCTGCGTCGATCCAAAGCCAATAGTCGGCACATCTCCTTCAATAGGGATGTACGCCTTGTCGCTGAAGCCCTCATATCCCGCTATGGAAAGGAGTCCTGCCGCAGAAAGCGACAGGACTCCGACCGCGAGTCTCTTTTTAAGACTCACCTTTTTCCTCCTTGAACTTTTCAGCCTTCGCCAGCACACGGATCATCTCTCCGCGATCATCGCGCTTCGAGACCGGGACAACGGTCTGGCTTCGCTTTGGATGCGCCAGTCTGTAGAGATACAGGATCGTGTCAATCGTCTTCGGGAGGCAGCCGACTATCATGAAAAACAGGTACAGACAAGTCAGAACGCTGACCCAAGTTTCAACCGGAAATCCGTATACAGTCAGCCCCGTCACAGCAACACCAGGTGAGGCCTTTACTGCTCCTGACGCAGTACCTGACGTGAGTGTCGCGGCAAAGCGCTTCAGCGGTGTCGTCGGCTCATCACACATCTAGTCCTCCCGATTGAAAAACGGATTGCACATGCCTGTCCACTGGGCCCAATCTTCCGTTTCGGTTTTATTTGCCCAGAGCTTCCAGCCGAAGTTCCCGCGAATGCAACGCTTCGGGAAGAGTCCCCACGGCCATGCGCACACGAAGTACCACTGAAAGCCGATCAGCTTGCCGTTGCGATACAGGTGATGCCAGTTTGCCCCCGGACGAAAAGGCTTGCGACCGACATCGACGTCACCAGTGAATTCGATGACGTCTGTCGACCAGCACTTGATGCCAACAGCTTCGCGATCGAAGCCGTAGCAAGTATTGCGCCAGAACCACTTTGTACGACGTACGTAGGTCGCCCACTTCCCCGTGCCGGGATTGCGCTCCCAGTGCCCAGCGTCACCGTCGGCATCGTTGTCATCGGTCATGAACCAGTCGAGCCACTTCGGAAGACGCTTCGTTTCCTCGTCAACAAAAAAGGGCAAGACCCAACAAAGAGCCTTGCCCAAAATCGTCATCGGGATAGAAAGACACCCGCACAAAAGCCATTTGATGAAAACCATTCTGCCTCCTTAAACGACTGCTCGATACTGAATCTTCGATACGAAGAATCGGTCAGAATTGCTGTTACTGGAACCGTCCTTCACATAGAAGAAGTTCAGGTAGTACGTCGTGTTTGCGGTCAGCGTCATCGTGTACTCCTTTGAAGAGTTGGAGCCAGACTGGCGGATCAGATACGATCCGGCGCTGTCCGTGGTCCCGTTTTTCGCTTGAGATTGCGTCGGCTTGTAAATCTTCGAGCCCACATACACGCCGCCAAAGTCGTAGTTGCTTTCAGAGCTGACGTAGCCCGTGACGCTGAGCGTGCACTGCTCCTTCGTCGTGAGCTTGATGTAGCCATACGAGGTGCCAGAATTCTTGTTGTACGACGAAGACCCGTTCTGGATGTTTGAACCGCTAATTTGGAAATTGGTGTTGTCGACCAAGTTCACAAGTTGCTTGTGCGGATCAGAGAAGTCGCCAGACAACACGATATCCGTAGCTTGCAGCTCCTCGAGCGTGACGTTGATCGTCTGAGTCGAGAGCGCGCTGACCGTGCCAGTCTTGGTGCGATATCCAGTACACGACACAGACCATGAAACTTGAGCGCCGATGTAGGTGCTAACGCTCGCCCCCGTGGTCGACTTCCCGTCAACTGTCCACGTGACAGTTGAACCACCAGGCATCCCTGCGAGCGTCAAAGTTACTGAAAAAGGCGGCGTCTGAGACGTCGACTTCGCCAAGCCATTCGCCAAAAGCTTCTCGTTAAAAGCGATGTCTGCGAGGGCCTCTTCCAGTGCCTCAACTCGCACCTGCAAAGAGTTATCGCCTCCTACCTCAGCGCGGATAGCCTTAATTTCTTTTGCGATACGCTCGACCGCGAGCTTGACCTCGGCATTTAAAGGACCAGGCGTGCGGCGCGCCGCAGCCGCCATGAAGGCGGCCGCAGCGTTGAGCAGATCGCGATCGTGAGATGCGTCTGCCATAGTCACCTCTTAAGCCAAAGCGGCTTCAAAGGCAGCGACGAAGTCCTGCTTCGTGCCGATGTTTGCGTTGATCGTCGTGATGTCACCGGCGTTCTTCTGGATCGCCGCCGTGTTCGTCTGAACCTGACTTTCGAGAGAGGTGAGCTTCGTCGTGTGCTCGCCAACCGTAGCCTCGAGAGCCGTGATTTTGCCGGCGTTTTCGTTCGCCTTTGCCTGAGCAGCTTCGGCAGTCGCCTTCACGGGGTTGACGGCTTCGCTGATCTGCGTCGCGACTTCGCTCTTCTTGGCATAGTCAGTCAAGTCGGTCTTGGCACCGATCTGAGCAAACTCGCCATACGCGCCGTCGGCCGCAGTGCGAGCGAAAAGCTTGTACTCAGCGCCCTGAACGCCACCGACCATCTGCACCGTGGCCGTGCCGGCCTTCGTGACCGTCACGAAAACTGGATCAGACGTGAAGTCGGCAGGAAGACCAGTGGCACCAGTGACGACGTAAGAGCCTTCTTCGGTCAGCGTGTCGAGAGCGATGCCAGACTTTTCGACAGCGGCACTCAAAGCGCCGATGTTCGCACGAGCCTGCTTCTTCTGCTCGTCGTTCAGAGACTGAGCCTTGTCGAACTGGACGTGACCCTGCGCAATCTGCTGTAGGGCGGTGATCGCGTCCTTGTTCGTGACGAGAGCGTCAGCGAGCTCTTTCAGGGTATCGTAAGCTTCACCGGCACCGCCGAGGAGGTCATCCTTGACGGACTGCTTGGCAGCCGTGATCTTAGCCTCGACCTTCTGAGACGAGTAGGTCTTCGTACCAGAAGCCTGAGCGTCGTCGATCTCAACCTTCTTTGCGACTTCGCCCTGAAGAGCGGTGATGGCACCTTCGTTGGCAGCGACGCGCTGGGTCAGCGCTTCGGCGGCCGTGTTACTGGTAGCGATTTCGCCGCGGACTTTCTTAATTTCCTGGCCAGTACGGGCGGCAAATTCGGAAACACGGGATTCAAGAGACTTGCTGATTTCAGCCATTTTCAATTACTCCAAAATGGTTTTTTTACTTCTCAGAACTATCAAGTTCCGATTCAAAGATCTTCACAAAGTCGACAGGAGAACCAATTCGTTCCTGTACTTTTTGCGAGGACCAAACGGAAGTCGCGGACAAATCTTCGTCATCGATCTGAACGCCAACGTTGCCAACTACTTCACCAACGGTGAAAGTCGACTCAGTGACGGCAGTGATTAAAAAGAGTTGTCCGCGATCATTTGCAACCTGATCTCCGGGCTGGGCACCCGTTTCAGGTCGCAGATTTTCAAGCGCCTTCGTTTCGAAAGCGCCGAGGGATGCACAGGTGCGAGTTGAGTAGCCAAGCGCGCCAGTCTCGCCCGGCGGTCCTTGTAAGCCCGGAACACTCACACGCACGATGCGTCGCCCGACGTCAGTGGGTATCGCGGGCGGATAGCACCCCGGGTACCCCAACGGCGGAATTACGCATTCGCCACAGGCCATTGCGTTACCTCCTTACATACGTGAACTCGGCCGCTTAGAACGCGCGAAACTTCCCCGCCCGCTGACACAAGCTCGAGGTCATAGACGTATCGCCCGGCAGAGAGCGATTCGGTGATCTCGTGTGACCAGAAGAGCGTGAGCGTTCCCTTCTCGATCGAGATGCGCCCGTTCTCGGTGGTGAGCCGATCAACCACCCTTTTGCTTGATGCTGACAAGCGAATCTCCATGCGGGCCGTGTAGCCGGTCAGGTCAAGCTCAGAGAAATCATCGATGAAGGCAATCGGAACCCGAACGTCCGATCCTTGATCGACATGAATATCGAGGGCCGTTGCCATACCGTCTCCTTATCGTTCTGCGACGATCACAGGAAGATCAGGCCACACGACATCGAAGGGAAAACCTTCCTGCTGCGGAACGTCTCGCAAAGCCTGTCGATAAACCTTGACCGCCTCCAAATCCTCGGCACTGATCGGGTAGTCAGAGGCAAGAAGGTAGTCAGTCTCAGAGATCAGGCTGTCACGCTTTGCGCGAACGGACTTCTCAGCATCTTCCCGCTTCTCGGCTTCAGTCTTTTCAGGAATCTTCTCGACGCTCCACGATAGGTCCTCGCCGCGCTTTTCTCGGTATCCCTCTTCTTGGGCGAACCTGCGGATCAGTTCGCGCATTTCCTCGTCATGCGGCGTGATCGTCGTGTGAGAGATCACGACGCCCACGCACTCAGCAGCGCAGGTTGGCTTTGCTTCCGACTTCCACGACTCGCCGTCGAAGCGGTAGAAAACCTTGTCGTCCGGCTTTGCATCGCCCCAGGGGGGCAGCAAGGTTGCGGACGGCGGCATGAGCGCTTCGCCGTCAATCACTTGGACGGAAAGCTCGTGCTCGAAGTACCCGGCGTCATCAAAGCGATACGCCGTCTTGAAATCGGAGGTCATGTGACTACTCTCTCCTCTAAAAAAATCGCGGCATTGAAGCCGCGTGAAAAAAGGTATTCAATCGCCGACGGCAACGGACTGACTTTGCGAGTCATGCCGTCAGGGCGAAAGATCTGGTATCTGCGCACGTCGTGCTCAGGCCGTGTCGCAGACAAAAAGCTCGGCGAGTACCCAGACATGAATCTCGCGCAAGCACGACAAAAAGCCCGACGCCTCCGAAAAGAGGTCGGGCTCGAACCGCCGCGCGGGTACTGCCTGCGTGACGCTTTTCGTCTTTGGTGCAGGCTCAAGAAGCCGCAGATCGTGAGCTACCAAGATGAGCGCCGCAGACTCGAGCGCTACATCGTGAAACCGTTGGGCGGGCGTCAGCTCGACGAGATCACTGCACCCCTTGTCATCAGGGCCGTCATGCCGCTCGAGCAGGCAGGGAAGCGTGCGACGCTCAAGCGCGTGCTCATGCGCCTGCGAGAAGTGCTTGATTTGGCCGTCTGCGCCGGCTACATCGAGCACAATCCGCTCGCCAGAGTCTCGAGAGTCTTCGCCCCGCCCACCGTGACGCCGATGCCAGCCGTCGGGTGGAAAGATCTGCCCGAGGTGATGCGTGTCATGGCGGACGCGCCCGAGCGGATGCAAATACTTTTTCTCTTCTCGCTCTGCTCGATGCTCCGTCCGGGCGAGAACGCCAAGCTCGAGAAGTCATGGATCCACGACGACGTGATCGAGATCCCCGCCGAGCACATGAAAAAGCGCAAGCCCTTTCGCTTGCCACTGACTGGCTTCATGCGGGAGCTCCTCGAGCGCGAAGCGGCGCTTTCTCCGCATCCTCGCTGCGCCTTCGTCTTCGCAGCCCGCGTGACTGGAAGGCACATCAGCGCTCAGACCTTAGCGAAACATCTGCACAGCACGTCGCTCAGAGGACACCTCGTCGCGCACGGTCTGCGCTCGATCGCTCGATCGTGGCTTGCAGACGAGGCCGTCCCTTTCGACGTCGCCGAGATGTGCCTAAGCCACGACATCGGAACGCAGGTGAGTCGAGCCTATCAGCGCTCAGACTTTTTCGACGCCAGACGCTCAGTCATGGATCGTTGGAGTGAGCACGTCCGCGCTTGTGCTGAAAGTGCCGGCATGATCGCCTGGAAGTAGCTACTCACGCGGGTTTCGTCGAGTTGCAGATGAAGCCCGCTCATGTGCCCGGCACGCCATAGAGAGCGCTCTATGACATGCAAATCCGAGTCCCGAACATCACAGGAAAGGTCATGGTTGGTGGCTATCAACTGATGACATCTAAGCATACGGGCGCTTTCTTTGGGTCTGACTATGGTACTGCCGACTACCACGGACAAGATGGCAGACAAAATGTTCCAACGACTTTTGGCATTGATGCTTCAAGGTCTAGCGCCGTTTACGGAAGGTCGTCGACCGTCCAGCCGGCTTCAACCCGTATGCTCTTATGCATCAAAATTTGATGCATTGGACCAGTCGAATCGACGGAGGCTGTACTGTTTGCGTCGCACCATACGTGCTATCTGAGTCTGATGCGTCGAAATAGAACAAGTGTCCGCCGTTGTTATCTTTGTTTGGGCAGTCTTTAATTGGCCCAACTCGAAAGGCACCATTTTGTGTGCCGACGGGAACGTAAGCAGACGCCACAAATTCTCCTGTTATGTTCGGTCCGAACATCAGCGGTAGATTTGAATATCACGCGTGGGCCGCGCAAAGAACCGGGGCGTTTTATGAAGGAACTAGCGGAGTTCTTAAAACAGGAGGTAATACCGACAGGAACAGCGGTGATGCCATGACACGAATGGACGCATCTCGAGTAACCAGTGCGTATGGCAACTCTTCTACAGTGCAACCATCATCTCTCCGGCTGGTCCATTGCATCAAATCTTGATGCAGGCCAACAACCGCACCGATGCGGGTTGTACCGTGGATGCGGTGCCATACAAGGTGCTCGACTTGGAGGCGTCGAAGCTAAATTTTGCAGGGCCTGACGTGAAAGCTACGCCCGTCATGGCGGTGCCATTGGTTCTCGAGAATGCACCTGTAGGTGTTGTTCCATTCGTATTCCCAACTGGATGGAACGTTCCTGTGATGTTCGGACGCCGAACATCACAGGACAAGTCAACCTATGTGGGGCTTGGGGTGGCGTCTCGAACGCCGGCGCTCTATCGAAGAGCGGTTCTACCGGAGCGCCGACTGGCGGAGCACAGAACGGCGTAAATGTCTACTTTGATGCTTCGGCTTCAAGAAGCACATATGGATCGTCCAGTACAGTGCAGCCGTCATCTATCAGAGGACTCTTCTGCATCAAGATTTGATGCAGTGAACGAGGCGAAGTGATGTCGGTTGAACAGTCGATGATGCGCCGTACTTCGCGTCGGAATTTGATGCCGCAAGGGCAATGTCTGTAATGACGGATGAGCCAACGTTCGTCTTGCCGTTCCACGACGTGGAGGACTTCCCACCAGAAAGTGCTCCTCTGGCGGTGAAGTCTGCGCAAGCTACGTCAAACGGCTTGATAGACCCAGTTATGTTCGGACCTACCGAACATCACGGGTGAATTCCCAAACAATGACAACGAATATGAAAAGTATTATTCAGGTGCCTTTTCTATCGGATCTGTACGGCTTTCTGGCTATTCAGACGCAGATGCCTCTACCGGGCAGACTGGATTGTTCCGGGCTTCCTGGTCATCATCTACTTACGGATCTAGTACGACTGTCCAACCAGCATCCGTTCGCTCGCTTTTCTGCATTAAATCTTGATGCACAAGAGCGACAGGACGGCGGCGGGCTGCACAGTTGAAGACGAGCCATACAAGTTGCTTGCGCGAGATGCCGAAAAGTCTATTTTGGCGGGTCCATTGAGTTCTCCGTCGGAGCAATTACCATTTCCGGCATCCTTGAAGGCTCCAGTGCCTCCTACCCATGACGCAGTGACTGTACCCGTTATGTTCGGTCCGAACATAACGGGCAAACACGCAAATCCGAATTTTCAGATTTTTGACGCGCAGTACTTTGGCAAAGGCTTGTCCGGGGCATTTACGCTTGAGACAACCTCCAACAGACGAGGAATTCTGGATTCTGACGGCGCGTATTCCGGGGCGAACTTTTTGTTCGACGCATCCCGTTCTAATTCGACTTATGGGTCGTCTTCTATGGTTCAGCCTGCTTCTACACGACTACTAGCCTGCATCAAGATTTGATACAAGCCAACAAGCGTAACGACGGCGGCTGAACAGATGATGCCCCACCGTATTTAGATGACGAGTCGGATGCTTTAAAAGATATGCTCGCAGTCGTAACTAATCTCCCTGGCTGGAGGGTCGCGTCCCCTGCGTCTGATCTGGAGAAAGCGCCAGACGCTGATTGGCCACTATATCCAACAACACTGCCAGTGCTACCTGTGATGTTCGGCGTCCGAACATCACAGGGTATCTTTGTAAGTCAGACTTTAGCAACGACACAAGCTATACAGGCGTTTTTTCACAGACTGAGCGTGGCAGTGCCTGGAGCGGGGGTTCCTCTGGATATGAGAACACTTGGGATAGGCCATATTTTTCCGCTAGAGCTGCTAACAGCACCTATGGTTCGTCATCTGTCGTTCAACCAGCCTCGATTCGCTTGATGCTGTGCATCAAGATTTGATGCAGTACAACAGGCGGGTTGATGCGGGCTGGACGGTCGACGCCGCTCCGTACACAGATGACGAGAGCGAAGAGTTCATCGTCACGCGACCTCCGTCCGAAGCGCCACCTTGATTAGAATTCAAGCCGATGCGTGCTTCCCCAGTAAATGCTCCAGTGCATTTCAGCCCTGAGGTATTCCCGTGCTCAGTAAATGTACCCGTGATGTTCGGTAAGCCCGCCGACACCGACTGACCGACCTCGCTCTGCGTAGTCGTGCCCTCGATGAACTTATGGTGAAGGAGCGGCAAGTTGAACGTATTCGAACCGTCACCCGATCCGTACTTCGTCCCGATGACCGCAAAGAGCGCGGCATAGGTCGTGCGGCTCACAGCCGCCCCGTTGCACTGAAGCCATCCTTCAGGAACCGTGTGAAAAGCCGAGATCATGCCCGTAGGAACCGACAACGGCTTAAGCTTCGGAAGCATCTCCGTCAGCGCCTGCTTGATCTGAGCAAGAGAAGGATTTGAAATAGCCATAATTTACTCCGTGAACGGTTGCGACTGGCTGCCAAGCTTGGCAACGCTGTTGGTTAGTGTCTCGAGAATCTCCCTGATCTCAACGATCTGTGCTTGCGTATCGCCGCCGATGAGATGACCGCCTTGTGTAGCGCCATCACCGGCGTAGAGGCCCCATGTCTCTACGTTGAGCGCGAGTTCACCTTTTGCTAAGACCACACCGCTAAGTTCGGCGGTCGTGTACGTCTTGAGCATGAGCGTAATCCCGCCGCCCTTCAGATCAATCGTTTCTGCAAGTTTCTTCTGCGTCACGCTTCGATCAGCAAGCGAAAGGGCGCTGATCGTGCCGTCCTTTAAGACGCTCCCTGACAGCGTTTTATCCTTCGCCCACTTGAAGCTCTGTAGAGCTTCGAGATATTCGGTTGTAGATGGCGGCTGAGCTGGATCAACCCCACATGCCTCAAGAAGAGACAGACGCATTTGGTCGATCAAGAAGTACCAGGCCGCCCCCGGTTTCGTTGCAGGAGTGCCCGTCTTCGGATTACCGGATGTCGGATAACCTCTGGATGAGAGCGTCGTCAAATCCGGAGGAGAGTCAAGTGCTGATGCTTGCCAAGAGCCTTTTAACATCATTCTTCCTCATACATAAAAATCACGTGGACATGAGCGGGCGCGAGCGCTCGGATCATGCATTCAAGTAAAGCGTTGCCCCACCTGGCAAGAGGTTCATCCGCAGACCAGGTGACATCGAGATATTCAGCATTGCCGTCGGAGCGGATAGTGATGCCAAGCGTCATGACGGTCGTCCATTGATGATCCCAGAACGCCTCCGTCACATCGGAGTCGACGTCGTGCTCTTTGAACGTCGTGACCTTCGCCGCAAAGCCGAGCGTCGCGGCCAGGCTTTCAAAGAAGGCCGCCGTCAATCCAAGGTTCGATGTGATCTTGGCCAGAAGTTCCTGACGCATCTGCTCGAGTGAAGGATCGACAATTGCGGCCAGACACTCGGACGGAATACCCCAGTCATCAAACCATCTGCCGAGTTCCTCAACCGACGTTCGAGGATCTGATTCCTCAATGATTGCACGAATGCGTTCGTCGACGCGGGCCGCCTCACGCGCAAGCGCGAAAAGTACGGCATCCAACACGCCGCCCCTTCGTCGCTTCCAGATCGGACCGCGAGGCAGCAACGCATTAATCTGGTGCGTGTAGTGTTCTTCTATCAGTGCCATGGTCACACCCACGAAACGGTTCCGGGAACATAGATTTCACCCGTCGTAGTCCCGACGTCATCGGTCGGAGAGATGATGCGATAGGAGAGAACCTCGCTCACGCCGGAGATCGCACGGTCAAGACTCGTGCGCAGGATCGGTCCACCAGGCTTCGACTCCGACATCACAACGCTTTCGATCGCGCTTTCTATCTTCGCCTTCACCGCGATGTCGTCAGGCAAGAGATCGATCGTGACGTCGAGCGGCTTCGGGATTGGGGCTTCGACGTGCAGGATGCAGGTGACGGGCATCATGGACTCGATGTACTCCGTCACGCGCTTGACCATGACCTCGTTCGGAATGCCGTTTTCAGTCATCCCGTCGGTCATGAAGCGGACGGTCACATGTCCTTGGCCAAGCTCTTGCGGGTAGCACCAGGCTCGCGTCACGCCCGCCACCGACAGGGCCCAGGCGACATAGTCGGCTTTGGTCCCCGCCTTTGGCGGATTCTTCTGGCGTTGGAGCAGTCGCTCACGCAAGCTTTCGTCATCCTCAGCATCCGTCCCGCCCGTGAGTTCACCCGCGACAGCCGTCGACATGATCCCCGCGATCGGACTCACAAGTGTGAGCTCCATGCCGGCATCGGCATTCCCTGCCGCGCCAGGCTTCGCAGCTCTGATTTGGGCGACCTTGTCCTCATCGAGGTCGGTCGTCGTGAGGTAGATCATGTCGTCGCCTGACTGAAGCTGCGTACCTGCCGGCACATGACCATCGCCTGAAAATGTCACAGATCCAACAGCAGAAGCGGCCTGTTTTCTGTAGACCCCGTACTCCGACGCGCGCCTTTCCAGATACGCACCTTCTGCCGTCGAGCTGAAGATCTGCCTGATTGTGAAGGCGATCAAGCCATGCAGTGAGTGCGATACGCCTGCGATGACGCGGCTGAGTACGGGAACAAGCGTCCAGCGCATGGCCTTCTTGCCGAGACGGCTCTCGGCGTCACTTTGCACGCGTGTAATGAGTTCCTGAAGACTCGGACGTTCAAACGGCATGTCACCCCCAAATTTTCGTGAAAACGGCATCGATGCGATCACCGTTCGGCTTGTAGCAAATCACGTTCAGCGCGATCCGATCGACCGCATCACGCGATGCCGTGACGTCGATCCGCGACGCCATACGATCATCGATCAGCCACTGCAGGCCTTCCTTCGCGTAGGCTTCCGCACGACGAATCGTCTCTGCAGTGACCTTTTCGCGTTGCAAAAGCCAGAGTCGTGAGCCAATGCGATCGCCCGGCACGACGGCGTATGTGTCACCCCACCACCCTTGACGATCCGGCGCATCGATGCCGTCATCCGGATTGGACTTTCGCCATGAAAAAAGGCTGATCAGCACTGCCTGCGCAAGCTCATCAGCCTCGAAGTCGGATAGATCTGCCTCCCGACCGTTGATCATCAATTCCATGCTCGCCTCACTTCGGCGTAGACGTTTCTGACCCGTCGCCCTGTTCAATGTGAACGTGTTGCTGCAGACTGATGCCGCCCGCATTCACATCGCCTGTCGTCGTCAAAGAACCGGACACAGATGCACCCTTGCCACCGCTCACGGCAAGCCCACCACTCACGGTCAAGCTTTTGTCGATCGTCGTGTCTCCAGTGATGTGTATCGTGCCTGCATCGATCGTGACAGCTGAGGCCTTGAGCGTGGCAGAACCTCCGACGTTAATAGAGGCATTGCCTTCGACGTGCGATGTGACGTTACCGCCGACCGAAATTTCGGCATCCTTGGTGACAGTTGCCTTGAGCCACCCGGGCGTAAAGACTTCGAGGCCTTCACGCGTGAGATGGACCTTCTGGCCGAGATCGTCGAAGATCGCAACCTCACCAGTCTTAAGCGGCTTGAGTCGATAGCGGCGGTCGGCGATGCAGAGCACCACTCCGTGCGACCGATCACCATCGAAGAAGAGAGCGAAGGCCTCGGCATCCGGATGTGGCTCAGATGAAAAGCCATAAGGCTCGACATGCTCAAGGTCATCACGCACTTCGTCAGCAAGAAGACGGACTTGTACGGAACGCATCTTCTTCATACCATCGGCAAGCGTCATGACACCACGTGCGAAGAAGTCTGAAAACCTGCTCATAAAAGAAAAGCGACCGCATTTCTACGATCGCTCTAATCTAAAAAACGTAAAAGTTGGACAATCAGCGCTTGCGCTCCCAAGTGTCCTGGTCTTTCTGCGTCCACTCTTCCGTGTCGGACGTACCGTGACGCCAAACGGTCACTGTGCCATCAAGGTTCTTATGGACCTTCTCGACTTGGCCAACACGGTTGGCGTCAACAGGGCGACGACCCTCCCGAGCTCCTGGCTCTCTGTGGTACTTCAGACACGTCGACCAGGTACCAAACTCATTCCAGCCGCTTTCGTCGCAGACAACCCTTGCCATGCAAGGCACCTGCATGGAAAGAAACGCGGCGATCAGTATCAAAATCGCTTTCCTCATTTGACAACGCCTACCCACGCACTTTCTTTTGCATCAGAACTTTTACTAGCACCAGAGGCTGACTCTCGTTGATAACCATCTACGGGCAACACAGTCAACGCCGTCGTCATACCTTGGGCGGATAGTGAAAATGTCAACTTCACAATCAGTAGACTATCCTTGATACCTAACAGTTTATCAAGGACCCGAACAACCGAATTGACCTTCCACAAGTTCCCGTCAGATTGTCGCCACCCTTGTACGGTATAGGTTGCCGATTGGTATTGAGCCTCTCTATACCGCCGCTCAAAGTCCGCGCGTTTACCGCACGTCATCTTCGCGCTTTGCCCTTGATCCTTGATGACCAAGAGCCTGGGGCGTGTCACGAACTTCGAGTCAACAATACCTTTGTCTTCGGAAGCAGAACGACCAAAGTCAGTATCCGTCCCAGAATGCTGCCCAAGCACAACATACCTGCTGAAAAGTTTTGAAGCATCGAAGCTCGCCTTTCCCGTCAGAATGTTTTTTCCGAGTTCAAGCGAATCGGTGCAGTCGCCGGCATCACCAACATCAACGATCACCAGATCCCCAGCCTCATCATCCGTGACGACCAAGTTATCTTTTGTGATCAGGCGGTTGATGGACTTGTGAACCGTCTCGCCCGGAACAACCGTATGATTCGTGAGCTTGTCGCCGAGTTCGTTCAATGCGTGTACAGCGATCCCGTACGGCGCTGCCAGAGATGCCATGATCTCGGAAGTGCGGATGCCTTTCCACGACGTCGTCTGGATCCCCGCAGGTGGTATCTCATTCTTCGCCCCGTCCTTCCCGACGACGACACCCTTCCAAGAATTTTCACCACCGGAAGATGCCATCCCGTACTTAGCCACGGGGCAGCACTCAACAAGATCGACGGTCTTAGACTTTCCCTGCACCTGCACGCGGACATTTTTACCATCGTAGCTGACGGCCACCACCGTGATGTAGCCGGTGCAGACCAAATCCTCGCCGATGAAGAGCTGGACGAGCTCACCGTTTCGCAAGCGATGGAAATCGGTATTGCCCGGAAAAGTGTCCGTCACCTCAAGCGCGAACGCCCTCGTCAGCTGATCTATGCCGATGTCAATCTTGACAGACTTCCAACCGCCGTACTCACGGCCATTGACCTTGATCGATACGGCGTTATTCATCTGCCATCACCTTCAAAGAGTCAGCCGAGCAGAAACCTTCGTGCTCAACTGCGTTGCGAATCACAATCTCCTGATCCCTGGCCGCGTCGTCATGGTAGTCGTATGCATGAACCAGTGCGGGCAGAACCTCACCCGGCTCAACGATGTAGACGCGGCCGCGACGGTTTGCCTTTTCTGTCAGGACTTCAAAGACGGCAACCCTCGCCTTTTCAAGAGCGAGATAGGAGTCGTCGTTCGTCGTCATCAGAAGCTCGGCATCGATAGCCTCAAGCAACTCCTGGCGCACTTCGATCAGGTCGTCATAACTCTTCGTCACCGTTTCCTTGAGCGTCTCGCTTGTCACGACATCGTCCTCGATCGGCGGAAGCTGATCGTTCTTCGTTCCGATCAGCGCACTCACGCCGACCATCTGAGCAATCAGACTTTGACGAATCAAGGTCTCGACAGCGGCACGGTTATGCATGACGGCCGACTGGACATCGGACAGCACCGTGCCTTCGGCCTTGGCTTTTGCCAGCGCCTTCGTGCCGGACGACATTTTCTCGTGCTTGGTCAAGTTCTTGAGCTGCTTGGCTACTCGAGACCAGGCACGCGCAGACGAGGCTACGCGAGACAGACCGAGCGCCCCCATGAGGTTCGAAGCGAAAACCTTCGGATCCATGCTGATGAGCGACAAGCCCTTCTGAGCAAGCGAGCTGATCTCGTCCACCTTGTCGAAGATGGCGGCCAGGTCCGCGGAGCTGATGATGCCGAGCTTGTCGAGCAAGTCACCAGAGAGCGCAGCATCGACCCATTCGGACACACAAGACAGATCGATCGAATCACAGAACTCCTGAATCGCGGACTTCTCGACTTCGTCGGCCGCTTCAAGTGCCGCATCCGTCGTGTCCTGCGTCTCCTTCGGGAACTCAAGATCACCTGACTCGACGGCCGTCAACTTGATCGTTGCGATGCGCCTTTCCGTCGTAAAGCTCAGAGTGCTTTCGGCTGTCAAGCTGGCCTGCATCTCACCGAAGTGAGGATGCACGAGCTTGCCCGGCCCCGGCTCTTCGATAGCGGCCAGAAGCTTCTGCGCCTGCTTGATGTAGTCGTCTCCAACGATGAAGGCGGTGAAGGTGAGCTTACGGCTGGCACGTCCGATATCTTCTACATAGGGCTTGTCCCTCTGAGGATACTCATGTAGGACGGTACGTCGACCGGCTGTCAGCTCCGTGCTCGTCACATGAAAGGCCACGTCACGAAAGCTCGCCTGGAGAAGTGCCGGCGCTTCCTTCTTCTCTTCATCAGAAGGCATATTCATCTCCTCCCGCACGATCGGATCGACCGACAGAACCCTTGATATCCAAACCGTCGCCGTCCGCCGAAACCAGGCTAGCAGTCGCACCGCCGGCTGCTTCGACACGGACAACCATCTCGCCAGACATGCGACCGCCATTGGCCGCTGCAGGCGCGTAGCTCACCGGCTCACCAAAGCCGTATCGAGGCATACGACGATCATCCGGTGGCTTCGGTCGACCTTCTTCCTCATCGCGCTTTCCGAACCCGAAGAAGTTCTTCACGCCCTTCGGCACCATGTCGCTCATGTCAGGAATCAGCGACTTGAAGTCGAAGTCCGCGAAGTAGTCCTTGATCATCCGACCGATGCCGGTGACCGTTCCCTTCACTCCTTCATACCATTTCTTCGCCCCCTTCGCCCAAGCATCGGGAAGCAGGTTGAAAGACGCAATGGCCAGATCATCAAGGCCGCCGAAAAGCCTCGCCATGTCGCCACGGAAGAGACCTGTCGCACTTTCCAGAATAGCTCCACCAACAGCCCCGAACTTCTCCTGGCACACGGTAAAGGCGTTGCCGACGAAATCAACCATACCGCCGACGGCGTCCTTCACAGCGGGTCCGACGCGGTCCCAGTTCGCAATGACCAGACCAGCACCGATCGACAGCGCACCGATGATCCAACCAACGGGACCCAATGATGCGCTTGCAACCGCTCCGAATGTTTTGACCGCTGTCATGGCCGTCCCTAGAGACTGCGCAACGCCGATCAGGCTCGACCCTAACGAGACGACCGACATCACCGTCTTGCCGGCTAGGATTGCGCCCGTGACGTAGAGCACCGTGTTGAATCCGCCTAGCGAATTGAATGCCCGCAGACCGTAGTCCGCAATGGTGAGCATCCCGCCCGCGATGCCTTCGAAGTCAACGCGTTCAAGGGAGTCGGCGAATTGCCCGGCCACTTTCGCGGTCTTTTCGGAAAAGGCTCCTCGATTCGCAGTGATGAGATCACGGAAGCGATCCGACATTTTGATGACGATCGGTGCAAGTCTCGCGCCGATGTCGTTTCCGAGGCCCTTGACCGACGCCTTCATGTCATCGACGTGGTCGGTCATGGCCGCGGCCGCCGTGATCGCGTCTTGACTCATCACCAGGCCGAGCTCATGTGCCTGCTGTCCCATCTGCTCGAGACCTGCCGAACCGGACGAGAGCATCGGAATCAGCTTGCGGCCTGAGTCGCCCATGAGAACCATGGCCATCTTGGTTCTGATGGCCGGATTCTCATTGCGCTGAATAGCATCGGCCACCTCTCGGAAAATGTCTGCCGACGGCCGGATCTTTCCGGTCGCGTCCTTCACAGAGATGCCCAACGCTTCGAAGAGCTGAGCCGCATCCCCGGTGTCACCGGCAGCGACCTCGGCAATCTTTTCGGACAGATCCTTCAGCGCATCTTCAAGGTCTTCTGGCGCGGCACCGGCATGCGTAGCAGCATAGCTCCACTCCTGAAGCTGCTCGGCGCTGATGCCGAGGCGAGCAGACATCTTGTCGAGCGCATCCCCCGTCTGCGCGAAGTCCGTGACAGCCGACTGGAGACTGAAGCCGACTGAGCCCGCCAGCATCATGAAAGGCGCACCAATTCTGGAGGCTAAGTTCGTCGCCTCATCTCCGAAGTTTTTGAGAGATCGGTTCGCCAGAGCGAGGTTCTTTTTCAGCCCTTTGAACTCGGTCGTATCAACCGCCTTTTGAAAACCTCTCCATTTATCAGAGACGGCCTTCATGACGGGGGACATCGTATCCCTGACTGCCAGGATCGCGGTCAGTCTGAAGTCTTTGTTCGCCATTTATTCCCTCTCGCTTTGGATCAGGTTCCACTGATCAACGTGGAGCTTCAGCTCGCTGAGCTGAAGCTCCATTGCTTCTCGCGGCGAAATCCGCCAGTAGTAGGCGGTCTTGAATGCCAACGCGATCAGCTCATCGGCACTTCGCGGCGAGACCGGTTGAAAAAAGCTACGACCACATAGAGCAGACCAGTAAAGTCGCCGAGGTCAAGCTTCAGCACAGCAGACGGCGGAATCGCAGCCAGACGCGCGATGTACTTCACGCACACCGACGGAACCGGTTCCGAGGTCAGGTCTTCGAAAAGGCGGTATGGAAGACCTAGCTCTTGAACGTCCTTCGGCGTCGGCTCTCGAAGCTCGAGCGTCGTGTACTCCTTGTCGCCGACCTTGATCGGCTTGTAAAGCTCAATCGTTTCGCTCATCCGAGTTCTCCATTCGTACCTTCAAACTTCAGAGAGACCGTGCCGTCGACAGGCTTGTAGGCAACATCACCGACGAGGTAAGCCTCGCTCAGCGTGTAGACCATGCCGTTTGCACATTCGGCCGTGATCGTGAGAGCCGTGTTGTTGGCGAGGGTTTCGACAGGGAAGTTGGCAGGGACGAGGAAGTCGCCGCTGATGTACGGTGCGATCACCGTCTCGCCGAAGCCGACCACACCGAGCGTAGACATCTTCGACTCGCGCGTGACTTGGTTGAGCGGAAACTCAAGATTGCCGCTCAGCTCGAGCTGCTCGCCGTTTACCTTGAAGTAGCAAGTACCGGCAATTCTCTTTGCCATGTTTATTCCTCCGGATACTGAAGACGGAACTGATTGAGAACCGCAAACACGCGTAGTTGGTTGACGTAGTCGGGCGGGAAGAGAACGTCGAGACGGTTCGGATCGTCAGCATTGCGCTCAACGATCAGATACTTCTTGAAGAGGTCCGCGTTCTCGACAATGCCTGCCAACTCAAGGCGGCGGTAGAGCGCAACCAGTTCGCCTCTGATCACGGACGGCGTCACGATCGCCTGGCCTGCGCCGTAGCGCGTGCCGTCGGACGCGAGCTTGTGTCGACCGTACTTCGAGGTGATGAGAGACTTCAGTTGGCGCAGGACATAAGCCGACGTGTGCATCGTCTCGCTGTCGAGGTAGGACGCGTCCTTGTCGCCATACGCGTTTCGCTGATACGTCGTCACCGCGCGCTCAATCATCACGGAACCCGCCGTGGTCGTCAGCGTAGCAATGCCGTTTTCGAGAAGCGTCTGACGTTCCGTCATGATGAAGCGGCCTTGAGCCGGCGACGCCATAACGCCCGTGAGAACACCGGTCTGCGTCGGGCGTGCGGGATCCGCGCTGATGAAGACGGAAGTGCGAGCCAGATAGGCGGCAAGTACCTCTTCGACTGCGGTCGGCATGGCGGGTTCGATCCCGACGATGGTCATGTGCTGATCATTTCGAGCGGCCCCGAAGGTCTTCAGCGCTTCAACATCGCCGCGCTTGGCCGTGTAGACATGACCGAATTGCATGCGGAACGGACTCCAGCGCCCCGAAGTATCGTTCATCTCGGTCTGGAAAGCGTCGAGCACGGCCGCATCGGAGTACGGCACACCGATGAAGTCGTAGGTCACGTCGCCCATCGCTTCGATTGCTGCGTCGACGTCTGGATCGACGGTGCCGCCGCTCATCGGCGTGATCTCGACCGAGATGCCGGCAGGCAACACCTCGCCATTGATCAGGCCGCGAAGATTCACGTTGAGCTGAATACCGTTTCCGATCGTGCCCTTCTGGCGCGCGTTGACTGTGCAAACGCCCTCCGATGCACTTGCCGTCACGGGCAGATCCTTTTCAAGCGTGATGGCGTCGCCGAGCGCCTGAGCAATCTGCGAAGCCCCATCTCCATCGGCTACGGCCACCTGCACACGGTCACCACCGATGTAGAGACTCAGCGTACCGGCCTCAAGCGCGGTACCCGTGATTTCCACTTTGCCGGAAGCAGCTCCAGCGCTCTTGCCTTCAGCAACGGAAATACACACCAACTGGCCAAACGAGTCGACCTTGCGGTATGCATCAACCATTCGAGCGAGCATCGAACCTCGGCCGAAAAGCTTCTTCGCCATGGCACTCGTGGAGACAGTCACAGGAACGCCTGCTTCTGCCGTTCCGCCCTCGAGCATCTGACCGATTAGCAGCGACTTCTGCGTGTCGCTCGGCGTGTATGCCGCGGAGTTGTCCATCTCCGCATAAAAAAGCGGCACTCGAATGCCGCTCGGGATAGTGTTGAAAGACACCGTCATAAATCCACCTTGATTCTTCCTTCCAGTTGACCGTCAGGTCGGTTCTTATGCATCGACGGATCAACGCAATCGACATTGATGTCCGCACCTTCGAAAGGCGGAAGGCCATTGAGTTCCACTTCCTGCCAACTGTCAGAGATGTCGAGATAAGTCTCAAACGCGAAGTCGAGCTGATATGCAGCCCTCGCGTCGTCCATGTAGATCAGCGATCCGCCATCAAAGACGATTTCGCTGTGCTCGTCGCGCGGCTCCATCGTCCAAGAGAGAAGCGCCCGGAAGACCTCGTGCTTCAGAAGCTCGATCCACCTTGCTGCGTCCTGACCTCGCTCGTCGGCGAAGTTCGGAACGAGCAGGATGACACCAAACGTGTTCGTGACCGTTTGGAAGTAGCTGACCTCGGACTCATTCGGTCCCGCGTCTTCTCGAAGCGGAACGACATACACCGCCGGCAGCGGAGGGTTCTCATCCTCCGTCAAGCCCGCCCATTGAGCAGCACCGGCTACGCGACCTTGAAAGGTCGGACATCGAGCGCGAAGAGCGCTGATGATCGGATCGAGATTCATATCACTCCCGGTTTAATGGAATTGGAAAGCGCTTCGTACATGTCGCGCTCAAACTGCAGGCGATTTTCAGTCGCCGCATCAACGATGAAGTTTTTGCGAGGCGCAGCCACCTTCTTGCCTGATCGAGCCTTGTGAGCCCTTGCCTCTTCCTTTGTTTCCGAATGAGGTGCGCGATGACCATAAACAACGAAGGCCGGATAGTAGGCTGGCATCTTCGCCGTCTTAGACGGATGCACGAACGCTGTGAATCCGCTTCTGGACGTCTTAACCTTGATCGACCGGCTCATCTCACCGGTCGCCTTGCCAGGGTATTGACCTGGTGCAGAAACCGCGTCTTCTGAGATGAGCTTTCGCGCCAACTTAAGGACGTCCCCGCCAGCCTTCCGCAACGCCTTCTTCATCTCCCGGTTGTCATAGTCAATCGTTCGGAACCCAGGATCTACGGCGCACTGCACAAGCATCCGTCTTTTCCTCCACATCAAGCACCGTGAAACGTCCGAGGCCGCCGAGGTCGGAGACCCGTCTAAGGCGATAAAGCACGCCGTCGACCATCAGCTCAGTCACGCCTTTGAAATCTCGAGGGCCAGTGCGACCGGGCATCGAGCGAACGATCACGCGATGCGTCACGCCGGACTCGATCTGCTTGGATCCGAAATAGATCCCGGCACCGACCGGCTCCAACTTGCCCCACAACTCGTCTTCCTGAACGGCGGTCTTGGAAAAGCCGAGACGCTCGTCCGGCACAGACATCGTGTGAAAGATCTTGACCCTTCGATTCAGCTTTCCGATTTCAGGTCGATTCATTTCCACGTCCTAAAAGGATCGAGCAAAGCATGAAGTTTCGGCAAAGGCGTTACAGCACCTTCAACCGTGGCTTCACGATGCTCGTAGTAATGGGCGACCTGAATCAGAATCCATTGCCTGATCGCGGCGGGAACGTCGGAAGGTTCAGCGCCATAACCGACCGTCCCTTCTCGCGAGATCAAGCCGCGCTGTAACTCGTGCTCAGCCATCTGGGTAGCGGAGAGACACAAAGCCTCGATCAGCGCATCGTCAGCGGAGTGATCGACGCGGAGATGAAGCTTTGCGTCCTCGAGCGTCACAGCTGACTTCGCCGTAGACGTGTCAATCATGACGCCTCCTTACTTAGGCCGTCGGGAGCGTGAGAGAGCCGCCGACGAGGGCCTTGGTACGTTCGACGCCGAAGCCGAGACGGCGTTCAGCACGGATCGTGACCAAGTTCTTCTGAACGTTGTCGCTGTCCTGTTCGAACAGTTCGACGGTCATGCCCTGACGGTTCCAAAGCGTAGCGGCCTGCGTAAAGTCGCCGACGAGGAACTTGCCAGCGGTAATGGCCGACGTCGTCCAGACCGGAAGGCCCCAGAGATACTTCGGAGCGACAGAAGCCGGATGACCGAGGTAGTAGTCACCAGAGGCATTCTTTTCCATCTGCATGTTCGTCCAGTCAGCCGGATTCAGAAGAATCACGTTCGGACGGAAGAAAGCCTGTTCGACCTTGGACTTGGCCATGAGGATGAGGTCAAAGGACGTCGGGTTCTTCGGGAGCTGAGCAAGCTTCGTGATGCCGTGATCGGTGAAGTTGCCTGCGGTAAGAATGCCGCTGAGGTTCTGACCCGTGCCGTTGCCAGTCACGAGCTGATCTTCGACGACGAGATCGATACCGTACACAAGACGCTGATTGATGTAGGCCACGAGAGCCGGAGCATCAGCCATCAGCTGCTTGGACACGCGAGCAAGATGAGCGATCGTCTTGATCGTGCCGGTCTTCGTTTCGAAGGCCGTAGAACCAAACGGCTTCTGAGCACCTTCAGCAACGAAAGCCGCACCGTTGAAGTTCTCGGCTTCCTTTTCCTGAACGAATTCAAAAGCGTTCGTGGTAATCGGGAGCGTCGGGAAGAGACCTTCAATCGTGAGCGGACGGAAAGCACCCGCGAGGATGCCCGGGCGACGATAAGCCTGAACGATGCCGCCAGTCGGGGTGGTGATCGGATTGACCGCTTCCTTCTTATCGAACTTTTCGGCGATTTCGACGCGAGCCTTCTGCGCAGAACCATCGCGGAAGGCCTTGAAGCCGTCGGTATCGACAACGCTGTCACCAGCCGTCTTAACTTCGGCTTCCTTCTGAGCGGCAACGCCCTTCTGCTGAAGCTCGAGAAGAGCGCGGGAGAACTTAAGCTGTTCTTCACCAAGGCGCTTAAGCTCATCTGCGTTGGACTGAGAAGTCTCAGACATCTTGCCTTCGACGCGCTCAAGGGCGTCAAGAATTTCTTTCATTTCCATAGGATTCACATTTTCATTAGGAGAGAGATTGCTCAAGCTTTTTCAAACGCTCAAGCAGTTCAGTTGCCGCTTTTTCGTCAACATCAGACTCCCTCTGATCAGCGAAAAGCTTCTTGGCTTTTGCGACGATGGACGTCGCTACGGACTTCGAGAACCCGCCTGCATCCCGCAGGAAGTTTTCAAAGTCACGAATGGATTTCAGGTTGTCAACATCCTCAGAGCGGACTTCAGACACTCGCGCATCGTCATCGGCAGGGAAGTTGACAACAGAGATTTCATACAACTTCGACACGTTCTTGATGATGCGGCCGCCGTCCTTTTTCGATTCATAGTCGCCTTCAGCGAGGCGAAAGCCAATAGAGAGGCCGTCAACCGTGCCGTGCTTCATCGCAGACATCACAGCTTCAGCCTGAGCGTTGCCGGGCGTAAATTCACCCTCCACAAGCAGGCCCTTTTCATCTTCTACGGCAGAGAGCCACTTGCCGATCGGAATATCCCAATCGTGCCCCCAGAACATCTTCGGCATGTTCTCAGCAATCGTCTTTTGGTATGCGCCGGGGAGGATCGTGTCGCCGTAGCTGTCGTTTCCGTTGAAGGTTGACGCATACCCCTTGAAGCGCCGACCACCTTCGTCAAATTTGAGTTCCACGCCCGTGAGCGGGACGCTTTTAAAGTTAAGTTTCATAATCATTGCCTCACAGGAGTGCCATCTTTCGGCGAAGAGCCGGAACGCTCTTGCATGCCAAGCTTCTCAATCGGAACCAAATTCGACTGAGCCGTCAAGGCATCGCCGCCCTTCACGGGCGGAAGGTTTTCAAGTCTGCGGATCTCGTTTCGCGTCATCGCGCCGTTCTGTGCCATCGTGCTGTAGAAAGAAGCACGAGCTTCAGGCGTGGTGCGCAGGAAGCCATCGAGCTTGAACTCGATCGTCGTGTTCAAATCCACGGCATTGACCAGACGACGCGATAGAGCCTGCTCCAACTGTTTGCACAACGGCCCGACCGTAAACTTGTGAAAGCCTTCAACGATCTGCTGAATGCCGCTTCCCCAAGTCGTCGTGGCCGTCGAGCCGACAAGCACGCCAGGCACACCGAACCATCGACAGATTTCCTCAACACTGAATTGCCGTGTCTGGAGCAATTGCGCATCCGCAGGCGTCAGAGAAAGCTGTTGATACTTCAACCCGCGGTCGACAACGTACAGGCCTGCGCTACCGCTTCGGGACATGCCCTTGAAGCGTTCAAAGACCGCCTTCAATTGCTCGTCGTTCAAAGCCGAGTCAGTCTGCAAAACGCCCGACGGCTTCGAGTAAGAGCCGTAAAGCCTCGAAGCATTGTCCTGTGCGCTGATCGCTTCATCAGCAGTCGCTCTCATGTACTCAAGCTTCGACAGACCGATGTATCCGTTGCCGAGGCCCTTCCAGTGAATCATGTTCTCTGGCGCAATGACCGAGACCACACCGTCTTGGTAGTACGTGTAGACCTCACCACCGGACGTGATGGAGACCTCCATCTGATCCGGCGACAAGGGAACGAGTGCAATCGGTTCGCCCGCTCCGTCGCGAACAATCTGCGCATAGGCATTGCCGCGAAGCATGCGATTGACAACCATCGCCGAAAGGAATTCGCATGGGGTCATCCAGGCATTCGGACGCTCATGAAGAAGCATCCACAGACGGCCTTTATCGGGCGTTCGCCCGCCTGCTTCCGTGTCTTTGTACACATAGAGCGGAAGCGTACTGATCGTCTGCGCCAGCAGCTCGACGCATGCAAAAACCGCGCTGATTTGAAGCGCGGCATCAGGGGTAACAGTCTTGGTTTGATCAAGGATCGGCTCGATGGGCAGCGGAACTTGCTGACCCGTGGCCGTGCCGAGAGGTCCTCCCCAATTTGCCACCCAATTAACTAATCGTTTAACAAACATGTGTGTTACCACTCAAAAAAGCATGGCGCTTTCGACTCCGCGATATCTGCAAAAGGATTCACCTCGCCTTCACCGCTGGTCGCAATGCCGAGCGCCATGATGAGCGCGACAACGCCGTCGATCTTGTTTTCGTAGCGCTCCTTGCGCGGAAAGATGTTGTCCTTCGCATCGAGCTTGGCCGCGACGTTTCCCATCATCCATCGGAGAACGGGATTCCCGTCATGGTTCACGCGCTTGTCCTGGACCAGCGCCTCGAGCGACTTCATCGGATCCGAAAAGTTCTGGACCGTGTTCCGATACTCGACCATAGGAGCACCGTCGTTCCCGAGGTTAGTAGCGAGCTGCAGCGCGTTCCACGGGTCATAGGCGATGCCCTTCACATCAAAGCGTGACAAGTCGTCACGGATATCCTCTTCGATGCGGGCGAGGTCCGTCATCGCACCGCCGGATTGCGTGATCCAGCCTTCCTCGACCCAACCTCGATACTGAGAGTTGGTCGACTTCTCGACGGCGGCCTCAGGCAAATAAAAGTCGGCGAAGACAACGAAGGACTTGCCGACCGGAAAGAGAAGCACCTTGGCCGTGACGTCGTTCTTTGCTCCGACGTCCAAGCCGATGTAGCAGGGCTGACCTTCGAAGTCGCTTCGATCGACATTGATCTCGCCCGCTTCCCAGGCCTGCATGTCCATCCAGGCCGACGAAGCGGAGCACCAGATATTCAGGTGCTTGGTCTTGAAGTTGTTGACCGCGCTCGGAAGCGCGATCGCCTTCTTCATCAGGGAGGTGATGATTTCAGGACGTACGGAAATGCCCCAGTTCGGGTTCGCCTTCTCCAAAGCTTCGACCGTCGTCCAATCGTCGCCTTCATCCAGACCGTAGATGATCCCGAACTGCGTCTCGTCCACGACGCTCTTCTCGAGCACCTTCGTGACCATCGTTCGAACTTCGTAGCAGATGCCCGACGTATCGAACCCCGCCGTCGTAATGACGAACATCAGCGAGTTCTTGCGCTTGCCGGTCGACGTTTCGACCACGTCGTAGACGGCTCGCGTCTTGTGGGCGTGCAGCTCATCGATGATGGCCAAGTGAGTATTCAAGCCGTCAAGGGTCGAGCCTTCTGCGGACTTCGCCTGAAAGGTCGAATTGCTGGTCGGCACGTAGAGCGCGTTCGCCAGCACCTGAAGCCCGAACTTGTTCCGTAGCGGCGCATTCCGCTCAGCCATCACCTTCGCGTCACCGAAGACGATCTTCGCTTGGTCTCGCGTGGTGGCGAAGCTGTAGACCTCGGCACCGCCTTCGCGGTCGGCGACCAAGCAATAGAGACCGACACCGCTAAGCAATGTCGAATTGTGCGTTTGAATGAACCCTCTGGTGGCAAGATAGCAATGGTCTGGCGAATCAACTTCAATGCATCGAACTGGCACAGACTCAACCTTGTCGCACCGAACAATTTGACGGTAATCCTGCAAGCTACGCTTCGCCGGACGTTCCCGCATACGTTCCAACTTTCTTGTCAGCTTGAATACAGGCACATCCTTGTACGCATGGAACAGAATCCTATAAGCAACGCCGCACGACTTACTAGCAATTGCTGTTTCCTTTTCCATGATGCGCGGCCGCATGCCAAGAGACGAAATCAACGCATACACGTCATAAGCGATTCGCTTATCTTTTTGAACAAACTCACACTGTCCCTGACCCTTACTGATGAAGCCATCCGTATCCATCAAGCCGCGCAACAACTCAAGACGCTGTTCCTTTGATGCAAACAAGTAGTCAGAAGGGATGTGCTTATTTCCAAGGACGCCCAGTGCTTTTAACTGACTATGAAATGTTCCGTGACGTACGCCCTTTCGTCCATCGCTGAGTGACCAGGCATAGTTGCCATTAACTTTGTGAACAGGGTACCCCAGAGCCACGATTCGTTCGATGGTTTCTGCGTCTGCACATGTAAATCGACAACCCATAGAGGCACCATCGCCAAGCCATAAGCCAAGCATGTACGGATGAATAGGAAGGCACTTCTCTTGGACATCGAACGGAGCGGCGACCTTAATCCGGTGATTCCGATCGCCATGACAATACAGTGTCCGTGCGATTTCCTCAGTCGTCTTGACGGTCGGCTTCGGCCCAGCGTGTTTTCCCCCGCGTCCCTTCAACCGGTCTCTGTCTCTACGGCTGTCGGTTACCCACTGGTGATAAGCATCGGCGACAATAACTTCGCCGGTTGAGAATTCAACCTCGTAACACGGTCTGTCATTCATCACCTCGGTCGCAGCGACGATCTTGCACGGCTTGCCATCGGACCCGAAAACATAATCCCCCACCTTTAGATCTTTCATAAGACGAAAACCTGAGGGAGTCGGGATCTCAGTATCTAGGGCCAGCGCCTTTCCATTCCCACGCGGTACCTCAACGTAGGCGCGACGATAGCGTCGGCCGCCGTCATCCCGGCGACGCCAACCAAAGGCCGTTGTCAGGGTGAACACCTGCCACGGCTCAAGATGGATGCGAGTGCCGGCAAGCTCACCCTTCGTATGGGTGAGAAGCTCGATGAACTTACAGACTCGATTGGCCTCGTTTTCGTCGAAGACATATGGGGACCTGCTGCCTGCATAGGTCTTCAAGTCAGCGAGCTGCCGATCAGCGGCCAGCTTTACCCACTTGCAGGCAGGAATCTTCCCGCCAAGAACGTCGGCGGCGTACTGCCTGGCGATCCCGCAATAGTCTCTAGAAGCCATCGTATTCGTTCTGCTCTTCGTCCTTGGGATCCGCCTTCACGCGCGCGCGCGAGACAGGCGTGAATCCCAACTCTTTTTCACAGCCCGCGAGAACCTGCTGCACTTTGATGAGTGCGTTGAATCGAGGGTTAAGCTTGTCTGAGATATTGCCTTCCTCGTCCAGAGCGACAACGTCCTCGTGGTCGAGCTGCTTGGCGATCTTGCGATATAGCGCATAGTTCCTCGCCCAGCGCTCAAGCACCGTCACGTCAAGTGCCGTGAGCATTCCCTTTGGTGCGCAGGCAATCGCGAGCTTCCAAGCTTCGCGAGCATCCTTTGTCAAACCGACGGGCGGCGTCTCAGTCAAGGTAGCATCAGAGATGACGATCGACCTCGAGCGACGGCACGGCTGAAGCGTACCCGACGCGGCCTTCTCGGCATCCGACTTGCTTGCTCTCGGCATTGAAAACTCCACGAATTGCACGCGTAAAAAATTAGCTGGGGGCGCGGTCTAGATCCATTGGGGCGGCGACTTTTGACCCGCCCCTACCTGTTGCGGACATCCAGCCTCAACGATCGCTATTAGAATGGACTCACGTACTTCTTTTAAAGCAACAGTCTTCTCAACGAGGCCGTCTAGGTCTAAGCATTCTCCACAAGCGGCGCTCTCAACCGAAGACTCAATCTCTTTTAAAAGAGTCTTAGCCCGATCGATTTCATCAAAGGCTTTAGCCAATGACTTCGTTCTTTGTTTAACTGACATATATCACTCGATCCAATGCGCGTTTATAAACAGCCCGTTTTTCAAGAGTCTTCGTTCACGTGCCCGCATTGCGGCATAAGCGCGGAGATGTACTGGTCTTACGCCAAAAGGCACCACCAAGTAAGCATAGGGGGACGCATATCTGACGCCTTCCCTGCTTCTGAAATCGCAATCGCTCAATGCAGAGACTGCGAAAATCTCTCCATCTGGGTTGATAAGAAGATGATCTACCCAGAGGCCTACGGAGTAGAACCTCATGAAGACATGCCAGAGCAAGCAAAGAAAACATTCTGTGAAGCTCAAAGCATTCTTACTAAGTCACCAAGAGGCGCTTGCATGATGCTTCGTCTATGCGTAGAACAGCTCCTCACGGAACTAGGCTACAAGCAGAAAAACCTTGTTGATAAGATCAAAGCGGCGGCACCTGAAGGATCAAATCTTCATCTCATCCTTGATGCTTGCAGACTTGCTGGCAATGAGTTCGTTCACGCCGGTACCATAGAAGAGCTTGATAAATCAGGCCACCAACCCGAAGTTATTGCAGAAGCTCTGTCCACGTTTATTAACCAAGCGGTGCTACAGCTAGTAACTATCCCGAAAGCGGCTAACGCAATTAAAAACCGATTCAAGCCACAGCCAAAATCAGCTAAATAGCATTCCCAAAACCGCCATCCTCACGCGCCGTCTTCCGGCTGTGACATTCGTGGCAGAGAGGCTGAAGGTTGTCCTCGTCCCACATGAGGAACGGGTTCCCCTTGTGCGGCCTGATGTGGTCGACGTCGGTCGCCAACTTGATAATCCCGCGCTTCTCACACTCAACACATAGCGGATGCGCTGCCAGGATTCGAGCACGAAGGCGCTGCCATCGGTAGCCATAACCACGAGCGGACGACGACCCTGCTCTCTCAGTCCGGCGCCTATCTCGATCAGCCGCGAACTTCGCCTCACGAGCCTCGCCTGCGGCCTTGTGAGCTTCGCAATACTTGGCGCCAAGCGGGACCGGCTTGCGGCAGCCTGGATACTTGCAGATAGTAAGAAAGGGCATAAGGAATCAGAACATATAAAAAAGCGGCTTATTGAGCCTGCTGAACAGGCTTTCCGTCAGAGCCGACAGGTACGTAAACGACCTGCGGTTGCTGAGCTTGTGCCGGCTGCTTCGGTTCGTCGTCCTTTGTCACTGCGTCGTAAATGGCATTGCCAGCCATAGAGCCTGCGGCGGCCCCCATGACAGACGACCAGAAGCCGCCACCACTGGAGGCAGGGGCCTGATTCACAGTCTGGTTGACAACGGTCGTATTTTTCTTCACGACGGTCGTGCTCTTAGGTGCATAGGTTCTGGCCGGAGCAGGACGGGAGAAAGATCGACCACCGCTAAAGCCTCGACCACCTCGTGCTTCCGCAGCTGTAGAAACGAAAAAGGCGACCGCAATGGCCGCCACAATAGCTTTCTTCATAGAAGACCCAAGTAATTAGAGAGGGCGAGGATTTCTCCCCGCCCCGACCTCGGAGCAAACTGCCCTAAGGTAGCGAA